TCAAAACACCCTTCAGACGTATTAACGTTTGGTATAACGTTTCCATTATCGCGTCCTCAACAATGAATTTTGTGATGAAGTGCCTGGTGCCTCCAGGTGACGTTAACCAGTTAACAATTAACGCCGGATACAGAGAATCCACCCATAACACTGTTTTTGGTTTTAACTGTTCCGCGTGCGCTTAGCCGCATTCACCGCATCACAAAATTCACTTTAAAAAGGGCGGCAGAGCAGCCACGGAGTAAAACTGATACCGCCAAACGTCACCAGAAAATTGATAACAGAGGGCGTTGCAGCGGGGTTGTCACTTAAGCGTATGGTCAACCTGACAACCCGGTGTCCTCAATGGGGAAGGAATAACCCCGCCATACTTACCGCCGCGCCATTTCGCGGAGTGCCACAACCGGAAGCGCACGTTCGAAGAAATCTAACGACAAGCCTTCTAAGGGAAAGAGCTTCGCCGTACGCTTTCGCGTTATGCACTGACTTTTCAGGGAAATATCCTTTCAGTAAACTGTCAGTACCGGATTCTTATCCGTGTCCGGCGCACGACCACACGTGACAGCGTGTTGGTCTCCATTTTTAACCCAGAACCTCAATGGAGGATAAAATGCCAAACAAAAAAAGAAATCCGCTTATTGAAAAACAGATTGAATGCCTGGTAAATCAACTCAGGCAATCAGGGTTATTAAAAACTCATTCAGAGTTGAGGCTCACAGAATCAGCATTCGACGATAAATTAAATAATGTCCTTTATAATGGCATTATTGATTTTAATCGTTCTGTTGGTCGCCGCGGCCCTGCTGGTGTTTCCTTATAATTACCAGTCAATCCAGAGTGGACCGTGTTCAGCGTAAATATAACTGTACACATCCAGATTATATTTGTGGTCTGTTAAGAACAGGCCGCAAATACATGCCGAAGCTTCCAGTGCAGCGGCTCTGTTACTGAATAACCATGTAGCAACATTCCAGCGTTTTTCTGCATCCCAGTCTTTCTCAAGGCCTGATACCATGAAGAAACCGTTAGTGTTGCCATCAAATAATTCTGTTTCCAAATTTTTAAGCAATGCCTGATGGACTCTTGCCAGGTATTCCGCCGGAATTTCGCCACGAATTCTGATGAGATTGTCATAAACAAACATGTTCCCCGCATATGGCGATTTTTCTTTCTTGTTTTTTAAACCAGCATCATGAGCAAACTGATCAATTTCTTCTTCCGTTGGTTTCGTATTGATGTTTTGCGCTGTCGTTTCTGCAATTTTATTTGCCACACTCTCTGAGTCGTGTTTATTTATAGACGCACAGAAATACAATCCGGTAAACGCATCGCGCACATTACGAGCCATATTATCAGTGTCTTTTTTCGTTACCGATTCCAATTCAAGTTCGTTCAGACGATGACGAAGTGTGTGTGCTGCAATCTCCTGGATTGAAGGAGGTAAATCTTTAAATTCCATCGTCAACCTCATCAGTCAGTGTTTCTGGCTAACCAGCGACGCGCGCCAGCTTCAGTTTTAAACGTTTTGCTTTTGGTATACGTCATCGCGGTGAACGTACCGTCCTGGTTGGGGAACACGCCACATACCAGAGATTCGTTGTTGCCAAGATTGAGCGTATCCATGTTGACCTCATTTCCCCTTAACGCCGGGGTAGCGGAACAAAAACCTGCTGCATAGTTATTAAAGTTGAACCCTGCCGTCATGTTCTTACGCCTCGGGCTGGCTACTTAACCCCTGACCACTGCCTGGTAACTCGAAGTATTGCCCTGCATTCTGTGGGGCGGGGTGAGGGAATGAATGAAGTTTAGAAAAGCGAACATTTAAGGTCAATGTTTTTTTATCAAAACATTTTAAGCAGGCAGCTGTTACGCCATCACTACGATGGCATACAGTTAATCAAATAGATGAGGTTGGTTAAATATCTTGTTGAATTTTAAAGCATACTCCCAATATGCAAGATAGATCATCCAGCATAATTGAAGGGTAGCGAGGATTCGTGGGGACTAAAAGAATATCCGGCCCTTCTATCTCCAGTTTGCGAATGACAGGCGTTGTGGTCCCTTTGGGTAAGGCAAGGACAATATTTCCTGGTTGTACGATTCGATCGGGATCAACAAAAACTGTTGAACCATTTGGGATGGAAACTCCACCACCAGATGTCGACATACTGTCACTCTCTAGAACAACAGCAAAGGTATTGGCCGGGATTTCTCCGACAAGCTGCACACAAGAGGTTATTGAGGAATTTTTCATATAATCACTCCAGCTTGCTGCCTGCTGAAGTGATAGTAGCGGAACCGTTTTTATCGGCGGTAAAGATAGATCAAGCGAATCACCTGTATTTAACTCTCCTCCATTAAGAAGCCAATTTTCGTTTACTTTCAATATCTTTGCCAGTGAACTTATGTAACGCGAGGACGGCGCTCCTCCACCGTTCATCCATTGACTTACGGAGCCTTTTGATGCGCCAGTGGCATTGACAAGGTCTTTGCCTTTCAAGTTTAGCGCATGCATACGTTGGGTTATGCGTTCAGATATTGTTTGCTTGTTCATGTTTTGATTTTAAAACACAGATGGTTTTGTTTCTTGACTTTCTTTGGTTTTGATTATTAAACTTTTGGCGTTCAGTTTTATGGAGCGACTCATGAAAAAATCAGAAGTATTAGGCTATTTTGGCGGAGTTGTTAAAACAGCCGCCGCTCTAGGAACGTCAAAAACCACAGTCAGCATGTGGGGGGAAGACGTTCCGTGGAAATGGGCGTTGCTAATTCAGGCAGTCACTGCCGGGGCGCTCAAATATGAGTTACACATACCGACGGTTGTCATTCCCGATTCTGATCATAATCCGCCTTCTAACCAAGGGGGGATTCATGAAAATCAAGCATGAACACATCCGCATGGCGATGAATGCCTGGGCGCGTCCTGATGGCGAAAAAGTTCCGGCAGCTGGAATAACCCAGGCTTATTTTGAGTTGGGTATGACGTTTCCTGAACTGTACGACGACAGCCATCCGGAAGCCCTGGCTCGCAATACCCAGAAAATTTTCCGCTGGGTAGAGAAAGACACCCCTGATGCTGTTGAAAAAATGCAGGCTCTGTTACCGGCGATCGAAAAGGCGATGCCGCCTTTGCTGGTGGCCCGTATGCGCAGCCACAGTTCTGAATATTACCGTGAGATCGTCGAACGGAGGGATCGGCTGGTGAAGGATGTCGATGATTTTGTTGCGTCAGCGGTTGTTTTGTATGACCAGATGAATCGCGGCGGCCCGGCAGGGAATGCTGTGGTGATGCACTAAAAGCACGGTGTTCGGGGGTTTTATGAGCAGCAAGCTTCATGGTCTTGTCTGGGAAGGGTGCGCCTTCACCGGCATGATCTTATCCAGGGTGGCGGTTATGGCCCGTCTTGCAGACTACAGCAATGACGAGGGCGTGTCATGGCCTGCCATTGAAACTATCCGGCGTCAGATCGGTGCAAGAAGTGAATCCACAGTGAAATCGGCTATTGCAGAACTGGCGAAAGAGGGCTGGCTGACGAAGGAAGAGCGTAAGGTCGGTGGGCGTAACGTAAGCAATATCTATCGGCTTAATGTGGAAAAACTTGAAGCAGCTGCAGCGGCGGCGCGTGAGGCATATAAACCAAAAAGAAAAATTAGCCAGGCAAAAAATGACCCGTCAAATATTGCCCCCTCAACGGTTGGCCCGTCAAATGTTGATGGATCAACTGTTGATAAAAAACTGCGGATTAGGGGGGCGATGATTGACCCCGATCCGTCAGTATTAAAACCTGATCCGTCAGATAAAAGATCTTCTTGTCCGGACGTTTCACTGCCGGACGAAAAACAATCATCACCAGTTGAGCGATTTCTGGAGAAACACCCGGATGCGCATACCTGGAATGTACCGAAGCGACAGTGGGGAACCCGGGAGGATTTGACGTGTGCACAGTGGATCTGGGGACGGGTTGTTGCGTTGTATGAACAGGCCGCCAGTGATGATGGGGAGGTATCACGCCCCAGAGAGCCTAACTGGACGACCTGGGCGAATGATGTGCGCATGATGCGTATGCTGGATGGACGTAGTCACCGACAGATTTGTGAAATGTTTGGGCGTGTTCAACGGGATTCGTTCTGGGTAAAAAACATCATGAGTCCGGCAAAACTCCGGGAAAAATGGGATGAGCTGGTTATTCGCCTGGGGCGTTCGCCCGCGCAGCGTTGCGTGAATCATATTTCTGAACCGGATACCGAAATTCCGCCGGGGTTCAGGGGGTAGCGCATCATGAAAAACATTACGTCAGGTGGTGTTCTGGCAAGAATCAGCAGATTTGTGCCGCAGGATGCAATCCCTCCGTACCGTACGGTGGCGGAGTGGCGGGAATGGCAGCTTGCTGAAGGGCGTAAGCGAAGCGAGGAGGTTAATCGTCTGAATCATCAGACGCGGGTTGAAAAAATCATTAACCGCTCCGGTATCCAGCCGCTTCACCGGAAGTGTACGTTCTGTAACTACCGGGTGCAGAACGCTGGTCAGCGCCATGCCCTGAGTCAGGCGAAATCCATTGCGGCAGAGCTGGAAGGCGGCTGTACGAATTTTGTGTTCAGTGGCCGGCCTGGCACAGGAAAAAACCACCTGGCGGCGGCGATAGGCAATCGGCTGATGGAGAAGGGGCGCAGCGTAATTATCATCACTGTGTCTGATGTCATGAGTGTGTTGCACGACAGTTACGACAACGGCAAATCAGGTGAAAAATTTTTACAGGAGCTTTGCGGGGTGGATTTGCTGGTCCTGGATGAAATTGGCATGCAGCGGGATACGCGTAATGAGCAGGTCACGCTTAATCAGATTGTTGACCGCAGAACGGCATCGTTACTCAGTGTGGGGATGCTGACAAATCTTAATCATGCAGCGATGAATACACTTCTCGGCGAGCGGGTGATGGACCGCATGTCCATGAACGGAGGTCGCTGGGTGACGTTTAACTGGGAGAGCTGGCGTCCGAACGTCAGCCAGCACAGGAACTGAGAAGTAATTTTTATCCGGAGGAAATTTTAATGGAAACCGTATTGCATGCACTGAAAGCGATGGGTAAAGCCAATTCTGTTGAACTGGCGGCGCGGCTTGATATCAGCCGTGAAGAAGTTCTCAACGAACTGTGGGAACTCAAAAAAAATAGCGTTGTTGATAAAACGGGTCACACCTGGTTTCTGGCTGGCGAAGGTGAATCCGGGGTAACCGAAGAGCGGCCAGTAAAATCTGAAGCACAGGATATGCTGACCAGGGAGGTCGAACAAAAAGTTACCGCAGACATGATGATTGAGTTTATCGGTCAGGATGGGGCTAAAACGTGTGAGGAACTGGCGGATAAGTTCGGTGTTAGCATTCGCAAGGTTGCTTCCACGTT